TCTAAGATCTTTTGACTCACTAACTAACTTTTTAATAGTAGGGTGAGAACCGTAATAATCTTTCCAATCGGATTCCGTTACTACTTTTTGTTTGAGAGGAACTCGTCCTCCTATTCCTTGGGCTTTTCGTTCTTCACGTAAAGCTTCTAGGGCTCGTTTTCCGAGTCTTTTGTTACGCTCAAAGCGTAGGACTTTTTTACCAATATACTTTTGGCCGGTAGGTTTATGAAACACCTCGTAGATGAATCCATAAGTGTCTTCTGGGAAATCTGTAATATTGTTGAAGATCCTACCCTGGTAAGTCCAGGTAGGGTTAGTCATATCCATATATTTTGGTTTTGGTCGCTAGAGCTTAGACTTCAGCTCTTCAATCTGCAACTGCTGTTCTTTAACAGCTTCAATTAATAACGCGACAATTTTTTCATAACGTACGGCTTTGTAGCCATTGTCTCGAGTAGTTACTACTTCTGGCAGCACTTTTTCGATTTCTTGAGCGATAACACCAACATCGTGACCGCTATGCTCAGAATTACTATTCCAATCAAATCCATATCCTCCTATTTGATTTATTTTATTTATTGCATCACTTATAGGAGTGATGTTTTCCTTAAGTCTTTCATCAGACGTTGAGTATGCTATAATATCACTAGTAGCCGATATGGTCCCGGTTACGCTCAAATTTCCGTTTATATCTGCTGCACCGTCTACATCTAATGGCCCTCCTATGTAGGTTTGGCCAGAGCCGGAAACTTTAAACATTAGCTTATCATAATTAGTTGAGGAGTAATAATCTCCTCCACCGCCTATGACAGCAAAAGAATCTGTTAAATTATCTTCTCTTATTCCAATTACAACGTGTCCTGTTGATAGCCCCTCGATTAATGTACCGGTATTAGTCCCTCCAATAAGTGCATTAATATCTGTATCAGACGAGGTAAATTTAGTGTGTAAAGTTCCGTTGATAGTTGCATTACCTGTTACTGTTAATGCACCAGTTACTCCTAAAGTAGAGCCGTCAAAAGTTAAATTACTTTCCCCATTAAGTGTGTCAGTCCCAGTAGCAGTGATTACATTATTATTTGTGTTGTTGGAAATACTAACATTGCTTGTCCCAGAGGCTGAGATTGCTGAAGCAAGGGATGCTGATACAGAAGCAAATCCAGGTATAGCTAAGTTACCTGTAATTGTAAGGTCACCGCTCAACGTGTCTGTTGTATTTAGCAGGTAAGATGAAGTTGCAGCAGTCAAAGAAGCTATTTCTGTATCGTTAGATGAAATACGGGTTGCTAAAGAAGAGCTAACATTATCTAGTTCTGTCTGTGTAGCATTATTAGCTTCTATAGTTGTTACCCTGCTTGCTAGAGAAGAAGAAGTAGGGCTGAATGCTCCTGTAATTGCAGACTTATCAGCTTTAGTTGTGTTTATATCAGCTATGTCTGATGCTACTGAAGAGCTAAGAGAAGTGATAGGTTGTGATGAAGAGCCTGATATGTCTGATGCTATCTGTATTGAACCTGAGAGTATACCGTTGGTGGATAGTAAAGAACCTGTTAGGCTACCGTTTACTCTAAGGCTGCCGGTAAAGCTGTGTATATCATCAGATGTATTCCCAAACACAGACGAACCTGATTCCTGTATAATAGATGAACTAACATACACTGTTTCAAAAGTAGTGGCGCTTAATTTGCCGTTTACGACTAGGTCGCCTTGAAAATTACCTGATCCGGAAACAGAAAGATGGTCTGTGTCGTAGTTATATTGAAAATTACTTGAACCGGTTAAATGAGAAGATGAAATATTGTTGGAACCTGATTTTATTTGAATCCAGTAATTACTCCCTATAGCTTGTGGAAAGTATATATCGGTGCCTTGGCTTAGAGATTTACTCCTATACATAGTTACACCGTAAGGTCTTTCTTGTTCACCTATGTAAGAAGAACTAAAAAAGAATTCTCTAAAATTCTGATCTAGCTCATCATGTGTTAGCGGACTGCCTTTGGTTTCTCTAAACGTTATAGCCATCTTACTTTCCTTCTAATTGAGAAATTCTATTCTCTAAATCGGTTATTATACTTTTATGTTCCTTAATAGTCTCAATTAATAATGGAACAAGACCACCGTAATCTACATTAAGATAGCCATTATTGTCTTCCGATACAACTTCTGGTAGTACTTTCTGTACTTGTTGAGCGACTACACCAACTTGTCTTCCTTCTTTTTCTTTCCAGTTAAAGTAGACTCCGTCAATTGCATCCAACCTGTCAGAAGCGTTATCTATAATATAAATATTTTCTTTTAACCTTTCGTCTGATGATTGAAGAACTGTTCCGGTTGCCCTAATGCTCCCTGAGACATCTAATGCATAAGATAGAGGAACTAAGCTTTCATTTACTTTTATTCCTACGCTTCCGCTTCTATCACAGAAAAATCCTGAGCGGGTTTCTATAGTAGATGAGCCGCTAAATAAAGCAACTCTGAGATCTGAACCGGCGTTCTGTAAGCCTTTTATTAGTGAATAAGAAACTGAACCAGAATTAATCGGTACGTCAACACTACTAGTGTAATGTAGTACTATATTTTGGCCATTTCCTGAAAGAGAACTTGAATAGAAAAAAGAACCAAAGTTTTTATCCATTTCTGAATAAGTCAGTGCTTCTCCTTTATTTGCTCTAAACGTTATTGTTGACATTATATATCTATTTTTATTGCGAATGTCATATCAACATTCTCTGATTTAGGAATTGGTCTGTTCATTTTTCCTACTGCTAGCAGTTCGTTACTTTCATTATATAATCCTACAGCTGTAATATACGGCCTAAAATTACTACCAGTCAAATTGTCTTGAACAGTATTATTAGAACCTGTTAACGCTGAAGGGTTATAAGTATGGTTAAACTCAGACTCTTTTACCGTACAGTGAATGTTATATGTATAAATAGGTTGTTTTGATTTCCAGGTAACTTTATGTCTAGAATAAGTAGAATAATATCTAGCTACTATTTCGTCAGTAAATATTATTAATCCTTGATTATAAATAATATCTCCTACATATCGGGTAGGGAGGGTCCATATACTTTCAGAACCAGAAATTAGCAACCTGCCTTCTCCGTCATCAATAACAACAATTTCTTGCATAGAACCTGTAATAACATCCATATACTCTTCTGTTGATTCATCGATGTACTGTTCTTCGTCTATTAAATAACTTCCGGTATCTATAGGAGCACAATTATACCAGTACTTTATATTTTCTATAAACTGGTTTGCTCCTGTCTGTTCATCACTTACATATGCATCTGTGCAGTATTTATCGACAGATTCGGTAAAATGTTCTATATGAACTGTGCCAGGTTCAATCCCAATCCCAGATACATCTCTCGGTATAGAAATAACTCCTACCTCAGTTGATTCAAATCGTGATCTTGAAAGGTTAAGAGTAGTTGTGGGAGAAATGTCAAAAGAGCCAGAAAAAGTAGTGTACCCGTCTACAGAGCCTGAGGTATTACTATAGAAGTTTTGATGGGTGCTATTATATACTAATTTTTCATAACGGTTATTTCTATAATCAGCAGGGTAAGGGTAACCCGGTGTTGAACCAGAAAACCCTCTTAATGTTTCTATACTGTATTCTGTAATGTAGCTTCCAGTTGCATACCAGTTTTTTTTAGCTACATAATCAGTTACGTATACGTCCTGACGATTTAATTTTTTGTATGCACTCATTCATTAGTAATCTAGCTTAATTCGAACTAATGATTCTTTTGAAAAATCTTTTAATAACGGTCTAGATAATTTAGCTATTGCAAGTAAGTCATTATTGTCGTTATATAGTCCGACTGCTGTAATGTAGGATTGAGGTGAATCAATCATTACGTTATGTCTAAGTTCTCCTGAACCTGTAATTAAGGAAGGATTAGTTGAGTAGTTAAACTCAGAGTTTCTTGCTCTTACAAATACAAAGTTAGAAGTAATAGTTTCCTCTGATTGTATTCTAAAACTTCCGCTTACTGTTAGAAGGTTGTATAACTTTCCTGCGTTAGCTCCTGCAGCATTAGCATTTCTATTAGTACTTAAAGCTAGACCACCAGAGATAGCTGGTACGTCAAGTGCTTTTCCGTTCAATAGCAATATTCCAATATCTGGGAGCAGTTTACCGTAAGAGCCTGAATTGCTTGTATATCCGTTAGACTCTAAAGAAGTATATACATTCCCAAGAGAACCAGATACTAAATCATATACACGTCCAGCGTCAGTAAACGTAGTTGTAGTTACTATTTGGCTATTATCTGTCAGAGTAATTTCAGCTCCAGAAGAGGATACATGTAACTTTAATGCTAGAGTACCCGGTAAAAGTTTCTCTTTATATCTTGCTCTGTCTATAGTTATTGCATAAAAATATTCTGACGTTACTGACCCGAAGGTGAAATCTTCTTCTTCTGTACCTAGTACAAGATTTCTGTACTGACCATAGATAGTTGAAGAAGGTGATTTGCCTGGTACATTAGCATTATAGTAAAGTGAGCCACTTCCTTTTTTATCAGCATAAGCAATACTAAATTGAACTCTAGCTGTATCTAGTATAGAAGCTGTTTGATAAACATCGTAGTAGTAATCAGCAGATGTTCCCCCAATCTGGGTTGAAGAAGTAAAAAATGATGTTAAGGTTGCTACATCGTTAGACCATACTGGAGCAGTTACTGATTCAGCACTAACTACTACATCTTCTTGATCAAATCTTTTGTATGACATAATTAGTTAGTTTTAGTTATTGTTACTGGGACAGTTAATCTTGCTCCTGATCCTCTTCCAATTACGGTTAGAGTAGTTTGTAGAGTTGTTCTTGAACCAAATAAAGTGTTAACTGATGTTGCTGTAAGGTTTATCGTAGTACCTATTACTGTCTTAGACACATTAGTTCCTACAGTAAGTAACGTATTTAATCTTTCTGCATCATCTGTGTTTATACCTACTCCTGTAAATGAGTTTAATGTTCTTACATCAGCAATCGTAGCTGTGTATCCTTCTGTTTCAAAAATAGATGTAGCACCTAGGTAGTTAAGGGTTTGAGGGGTAACTGCTACAGACGCTCCTTGTTTAAGAGAAATAGAAGAGTAACCTAAATCTAGTACTGGTAGTTTTGAAGTACCTCTAGGTAAGGTAGTAAGTTTGTACTTCATAATTTGGGTCTCATCTGGGAATGCTTCTAGTAACGGCATGTTTTCGATAGCTTCTCCATAGAGTGCAGAACCAGAGGGATGTAATGGATTATATAAAGTATAGTCGATCTCATCATCTGCTAATGCAAATTGAGTGATCCTAAAAGAACCGTCCCCTCTAGCTAACAGCTCTCTTCCTTTTTTTGTTAAGATCGCATCCACTGTAACGATCGAATTATCTAAGTATCCCATTTTTTTTTATGTGTTTAATATAAATATATGTAAATTAAGTATTTTATTCAACTAGAATTACTCCTCCTAGCTCATTTGTTGTAAAAACCTGACCTTTGTCGATAGAATAAACTTTACTCCCTACTAGCCTTACTAGTACGTTACCGTCTTCTGTATATAAGAAGCTTCCTGAGCTAGGGAAGTTAGGAAAGGATTTTGTAGGATGTACCCCGGTAATAACAGAGTTAAAGTATATTTCTTTTAATTCTCTATCCGATTGGGTAATTGCTTTTATTGTTGTAGTATCAGCATCACTTGTATGGGTACTACCTTGAAATCCTTTGTATGACTGAGCAGGGCTATTCCCTAAAATACTATTAGCATTTACTCTAGATACAAAAATTTCTTTATTGTACTCTGTAATAGGTCCTGCTGAGGTTGCTTTAGTCCCATTATATCTACCGTTAATTATTCCTATTTTAGTATATGAACAGTTTTGAATTTCTGCAAATTCAGCTGATTGAGAAATTATAGCCTGAATGTTTGTTGGATTTACTGCGTCTGCAAACCTATCAACCTTTCTTGTTTTACTATTTCTTTTACTTCCTTCACTATTGTTAATTAAAGGATTATAGTCGTTGTTATTAAAGGTAAGTGTAGTGTAAGGAACAAAGACAAATTCTGAGTCTTGCTCTACAGTGTTACCGGCCGAATCTAAACTAGTAGGAAGTTGGTTAACTATGATAGGTTCAAAGGTAAAATAAAAATATTGACTTCTTTTTTGTCTTCCTGTTACTGTAGCTGCAATAGTACCGGTAGGGTATCTAAATTTTATTACATTTACTTCTTTATAAGCAGCAGATATATCTATACCTTCTTGGCTTGTAAAAGGTAGAGTGATTCCCTGCAAAGTAAAAGGTGCTATAGGTACGTCCTCTGAACCGGAGACACTACTACTGTATAGCAAGTTAGCATTTCCATTACCGTAGGACTGTGGTCTAGTTTCTATGAATTCTTGTAGCGTCATAATTATGGATCAAATACTGCATAGTATGAATTGCCGTATGTATTTTCGTCTGTATAATAAATAGTTAAATTAGTATTTGATGTAATCTTGTTTGTATCCCCACTACCGGTTGGGAATTGGGTATACCATCCTCTGAACGTGCTAAGGTAACTTTCTTCAGCCTGTAGAGTAAAGAACTCGTAATCATCAAAAGTATGTGAGAATCTTATACTGTTTTCTGAAGGAGTTCCTGCTGTAGGGTATATTAACTGTACAGATCCAGAAACATAATCTCCTACACTTCCTGTAGCGAACGCTTGGAAGAATTCTCCTTGGTATGACGCGGATAAGATAAGGATACAAGCGGCTGGTGGGGGTAGAGATAAGTTAAATAGAGTTAAGTCAAAAGTAATAATAGGTTGTACAGAACCTATAAACGGGTTATTTCTACCTACCTCCCCATCTGTAGATATAAGGAGTGAACCACTAAACTCTCCGTTATACATTGGGGATTCATCAGTAATATTTTTATAAGTTACCCCTAAAGGAGTAATTACCGAAGAAGAATAATTAGTGGTGTATCCGAAGCTGGATGATAAATCGTAGCTTCCTCCTTGACTACCGGTTATAGATGCTATTGAAAGAGAGCCTGATTTAGTTTCATCTGTTAATATTCCGGATGGTTGTTGAGCTTTACTTCTAGCTAGCTTATGTGATTCTATTATAATGCCAGTATCAACTTTTGCTCTTGCAGGGACAAAGTCCTTAATTATTCTAAATAGTGAACTATCAAAGAAGTTTAAAAGTCTTATAAAAGATTTAGGATCTCTTGCGTATTCTAAATGATCATCCCAATTCCAATCTGCTTTTTCCCATCTTGTAGTAATATCTTCCCAAGTATAAGATAGATTAGTTACATTTCTACCTAATTTTGTAAGTAGGTGATACTTTTTGTCTGAGGCGTCTCTAGGGTCTCCTATGTAATTGTCTATGTCAAAACTACCAGATACTTTTAAATCTATAAATTCATTTGTACCTCTAGATATATTAAATCCTACTTGTAGTTGATGAGAATCGTCAGTATATTTTTTTTCTTTTTTATTAATAGAAACATATCTAGAAAGAGTATTACCTTCCACTACACTACCTGTATTGTCAATCCTTACTTTACTAACCGGGTTAAGATGAAATCTTACTGATCCGCTAGGTTCGTAGCTTGTTGTAATACTTGTATCGAAAGATTCTGAAATACTCGAAGAAAGGAACGCTTCAGGGCCAAAAAACCTTTCTACATCTATTTCGGCTCCTCCATATTGCTTTATAGAAAGCAAATTAAATGGTATACCGAAACAGTTTATTAGTGCCCTTAATCCTCTTTCTGTACCTTTAGTTTTTGTTAAGTACGGTAAGTTGTGATATATACGCTTATAAACTTCTTGCTCATAGTCTAGTTTAGCTACTGGTTGAAGGTATTCTAATGCTGTACTCCCAGAGTTAAAAGAAGCAGAAGTAGCTATAGACATTGATAATATATTTTTTTCACTTCCTGTAGAAGGTGTTTCTCCTACTAACATGGAAAATATATTATCTAAATTTTGATTACTGTTGTATAATTTTACTCCGAAAGATTCAATAGCACTTCTGATTAGATCTTTAGATATACCGAAATCCAATCTATGGTCTGTATCGTATCTATCAGACATAGCTTTTATGTAGACCCAAATATTATCAAAATGCTGACCTATCATGTGGGTAAACATTAAGTAATTTTCATTATTTGAATCTTCTCTTATAAAAGTCGGAATAGTATTTATAAGAGCATCATAGTTAGTATTATCGAAAGTAGATGCAGATAACAGTTTATCTTCAAACCAACTTTCTGCTATTGAAGAAGTAGTAGCCTCTAAACTACTTGATGTCTGCTTTGGCCAAGAATGAGAACCACTGCCGTAATATAAAAATCTATCGTAATGATCGAAATTATTAATTACACCAGAAATTAAATTTTCGTAATATACTCTACTTCCAGAGGTGTTATTTGATGAGATAGAACCAGTTTTATAAACATCTAAGTTATTTTCATAAGATTCTAATAAAGCTAATTTATATTGGAAGTTTCGTAAACGTTCTTCAGCTGAGGAAAAGTGAATAAAGTTACTGAATGAGTCGTAACGGATAGCAATATTTGCTCCTTTTTCATTTACGAGTGAATATAGTTTAAAATTAGAACTAGTTACTGGGTAGCTAAAAAGTTCATTATAATTAAAGTAATCTGTAGAATTACTTGTTCCTTCTGCTAGCTCTACTTGAAAGTTAGGTCCTTTTAGCTTAGGTATTAATATTTCATCTTGTACCGTAGTAGTAATAATTTCAAATGCTCTACTATCAGAAATTATTTCTTCTACAGCAAATTCAGAATTTAGTTCTATAGAAGCGGGTAATCCTTCATAAACTTTAAATACTACTGCAGTTCCTTTACTAGTATCTTCAAAGTCTATATTTAATCCTATACTTACTGTGTTGTTCCCAAAATTAAGTTTAAATTCAGAAAAATAAGATGGGTCGTTAAGTTTGGATTTTATACTAGTTACATATTTCTTTATTTGTTCACTAGTGAGATTTATAGAAAGAGCTCTAAATTCAGTTCTATCAGTAGAAATATCTTCAACAAATAAATCGCCTCCAAATATTCCGTCAGTAAATAAGTTATTGTTAAATGTGTAAAGAAGCCTTACATCACTATTTTCATAACCTAACGCTCTAATATCTTTTTCAGGGTCGATAACTATATTGGAAGTTCCTTCTTGACCAGCGCCAGCAGAGTTAAGTAGTTGAGAAAATCCTGTATATCCTGTATTTTCTTCGAGTAACTGATTGTCTAAAGAGTATACAAAAAGATCTACTCTATGTTTAGATTGATTAAACTTAGAGTTTATAGTAAACGCTTCTATTAGCTTACTATCATTTTCTTTAATAGCTACTTCCTGATCTATAAAGTTAGACGGTATTTCAGATATGTTGTAAATATATTCAGCCACTATACTTCAGGTGTGTTAGCTTCTATTAACTGTTGTTGGTACTCTAATATTTGTTCTCTTAATGTAGCTATTTCGTCTAGAAGAGGTTGTATATCTTCAGTAGTCTTTTCAAAATCTACAAGTTCTGAGCTTCTTTCAATAAGGTGCCTATGTGAATTTGTATCTCCTTCAGCTGGTATTTCATAGTACAGCTGATCGTAAAGAATAAAAAAGTCCTCTATAGTAGGTTGTTCCTCTACCGCAGCAGGTTGAGCGTATGTTTTAAACGATCTGTCGATTACTTTATCAAACTGATCTTTTACATATACTCTTTTTTCTATTCTTACTTCATTAGCCATGTCTTACTACTTTGAAAACATTATTATTATCTAATACAATAGTGCTATCATTTAAAGTAGTTTTGACTAATAATCTATAGAATCTTTCTGGTTGAAGAGAATCCATATACACGTCAAAATAACTACTTGTATTGTCGGCACTTACCTTTGTATATGTTGTATTGAAGTCAATAATCATCTCTCCACTATACTCATCTTTGATACCCCAATATGATGCTGCTGGTAGCTTATATTCTGTTAAGTATATAGACGATGTTGTAAAACTTCTTGTAGGGTATTTAGGTCTAGCTGATAGTCTGAATCTAACAGAATCAGAATCAGTATATTTTTCTTTATGGTTTTTTATTGATACTGTAGCAATATCTGTTGATAGTTCAGTTAGGGTAGAACTATAAGAACTATCGTCCCATTTGAATTCTAAGTACGGAGGAAAAATAGTATGAGAGTTAGCTCCAAAATATTTTAAATTTATACTAGCAGACACATAGTTTTCGTAAGTATCCTCTATTCTTAACATTATTCCATAGTTAGGTAGGCTGCTACTGTAATGTGAAGAAACTATGGAGGTAACATCCATATCTACGTCATGAGTAGAATCTAAACCAAAAGTTTGACTACCTGATACGCTGGAGGTAATATAGTCTCCTCCTAAAGCATCCCATTCATTTTCTTGAGCTCCTCTATACTTCCAAGATACTCCTGTCTTATCTAAAGGACTATCGTCTCTACGCCCGGTCCCATTTGTCCATGATTGAGAGACTGGGTATGCGTATAGAGTGTACGAGGTAGGTATTTCTGTTGCAGATGCTAGGTAGAGATGTAAGCTGGAAGACCAGGCACCAGTTATTTTACTTTCTAATACAGAAGCTATATCAGTAGATTTAAACTGTATTAATGACCTCTGTGTTCTTCCAACTAGATTAGCATCAGGATATCCTCCTACTTCTATAACAGGATCTAAACCAGCATTACCGTAAACATCTACTGTATTTGGTTCTGACCATATAGTTGTGTCTTTTTCGGGAAATATTCTATATACTGCCATGTTAAATATTTGTTACTCTTCCTTCAATATCTGTGTTTGGAAACTTTACTTCAAATATACTAGGGTCATAGGAAGGGTACACTATGTTATCTTTAGTTGCTCCTTTGACGTCGTATGCATATTGTGAGTAATTTCCTCCTTGCTTATTTTCTATATATACCTTTTTAACTGTCTGTACTCCTTTTATTTTATCAAGTAGTGTGTAAATAGAAGAGAGGTTAATAGGTTGATTTATACTCCACTTACTAATTTTAAAATAATCTTTTAGAGCAGTAGTACAACTTAAAAGTACATCTCTAGAAGCGTAATTAGGTAAGGTTAATATCTCAAACTTTACCCCAATGTTTACTATAAAAGCATCTTTTATATCTAACGCATCAGTAAGTAGCATATATTGAGATAGATAAGTCTGTAGGTTATTCTTAGCTGTTGTACCAGCTGTTGTGAGCTTACCGTTTCCATCATAAGCTAGTACATACATAGCTAGTGCTAAGGGATTCTTATCTAATACACTTCTATCACTGTTTCCTGTCAACTCTCTTGTAACAAATGTTTTTGCAACAGTCCCAAATTGAAAAGGAAGAGAAGCAGCTCTGACAGTAAAATCCTGAAGAGTTACAGCTCTTTTCTGTTCACCGTAAGATCTTAAACTATTTTGTCTTAGTTCTTCTACTGTATCTCCATCTTTTCCTCCTGATGCTGGTGTAGGGTTATTGCAGGTAATAGTACTAGCATAAGTAGTATCAGTACCAGTCGGAGTTGTAGTTATATCAGTTATAGTATTGGCGGGTACGTTAGCTGATACTCCTCCTCCTGTAATATACCTTATTGTTAAGGTTGTATTATTTGGAGCTAAGCCGTATGTTCTTGTGAAAAGAAAATTTGATGGATCATACGAAATATCAAACTTATTTATTGTATCTGCGTCTCCATACTTTTTAATAAATGTAGGGTCAGGTAAAAACTCTTCGTCTTTAGCTATAACCACTCCTGAACCGAACTGTACTTGGAGTACTTCCTTAGATGTAAATCTAGATATAAATCTTCTAGGGACGCTTTGAAGTTTCATAACACTAGGGGTAATATCTCTATCATCTCCAGTGTTAGATTCTTCAATAAAAATAGTATCTTGCCCTAAATACGGTACTTCGTACCACACATTTCCATCACTGTCAGTAATATCTAAGACTTTAATGATATCTGTATCTTGTATTTCTATAGTTGCAAATTTTTCAGCAGTAGTAAACTCTTTACTGTAGGTTTTTATTTCTCCTGAAAATGCTCTTACTTTTTTAGTAAGTATATACTCTTCAGGCTGTCCGTTTTCTAATGAGTAAATTTGAATATCAGTTGGGTCAAAAGAACTACTAAACTTAAAATCTATAGGCTTAGTGTGAATAAATGTCTGATTACCAGTAGATGTAGAAGTACTTACTGTGTTATCGCTCAGCTTTAGAGCTTGTTTAAAGTCCGGTAAAAAATTAGAACCAGAAGCTTGAACCCTTTGAGATACTTCTAATTCTACTTCAGCTGCATTAGAGACTTTAGGTCTATACCCCATCATGTAGGCTAGAGAATAAAGATTTGAAGGATTCTGTGCATGTTGAAGAAAACTTTCTTGAAGCTGGGTATCTGTATAGAAAGACAGCACGTCTCCCACGTATGCTGCCATTTCAATAAACATAGCACCCGGAGAAGCTTCTGTGAAGTCGTTATAGGTGTCTGGGAAGTAATTTTTAGCGAATTCAATTAGTTGAGCTTTAAAATCCCCAAACTCTCTATTGATATACTTTATGTCTTTTTCTTCAGCCATTACTGTTCAAAGTTAATTATTACTTCATCGTCTATGTTAGTCTGCTTAACAGTGTATGTCATAGAAAATTGAAGTGTGTTTCTATCTGGGTCTCCTATTAGGTTTATACTAATAGGTTCTACTTTTGGAAAAAATATTTGTATTTCTTTCCTTACTAGAGCGTCTATAATTCTAAGATTATCTGAGTTGATATGTTCAAATAGAAAGTTTTTAATCTCAGAGCCAAAAGTCGGATTAAGGTATCTTTCTCCTTTACCAGTGAGAAAAAAGTTTATTAAGTTAGTTTTTATTGCATCTCTAGAAGCATATGTAGATGTAAATACAGAGTCACTAGAAAATGGTAATTTTACTCCTATAGCCTTTCTTGGCTGGAGATCTAGTGGATCTTTTATTTCTACATTATATGCCATTGTTTTATCCTAACCTGTTTTTATCTTTCTTTAAAGATGCATCAAAAATGGATTTAGCTTTTCCAACAAAATCTAATTTACTTATATCTATCCCGGGCATTGGACCGGTGTTTTCTCTTACCATCTGATTAGACATCATTGCTGCAAAATTTGGCTTTTGAACTCCTGTACTGCCTACAATATTACTAACATCTTGATATGTCATTTCAGCTCTAGTCGCATTTAACATTTCATCTAATGTAGCTGATTTACCTACAGACCATTTTTTTGACTGTCCTTTTGGTACTTCCTGCATTTTAGTTGGAGTAGAAGCGATTTTAACTGCTTCATTCATTACTTCTTGTAACTCCTCCTTAACTGCAGCTCTTACTTCTTCTCGTATGATTTTTCTTAATTGATCGAGTTTCATATATATAAATAGTTTAGTTATGGAAGTTGATTATCTATTCTAAATTTTATTTCGTTTAAAAGTACTTGTGTAGATGAACTAAAAGACTTAGGCCCTCTCAGTACTATTACTCCTTGTCTATCTTTTGCTACTGCAAATCGTTTTGGAGCTATTGCAGGAGAGTCTGAGGCAGTTAAAATTTCTAGTTTATAAACTATCCCGTTTGGACCAGTATGAAAGAAATTAGAGTCTGCTACAGTAGTGGCCTGCGTTGGGGTGTTAAAGTTATCTAATATAGACTTTATTCTATTTTTTATATCACTTGATAGGTTACTATCGTTTAACTTTCTTAATAGTTCATTAAGAGTATCGATACTTTCTTGCTCTAATTTATTTAATTCTTTCCATGGACCTATACCAGGAGGCCCATCTAATTTATTACCGTCTTTTCGTGAAATATGATCTTTAGTACAAGACCACTTCAGATTATTAAATAAAATATTATCAAGTTCTTTATACTCTCTACCCGAAATCCATTTACCTTTTAATCTACTGTCTGAGTTATCATTAAAACTGCTTTGTTTACCAATAGCTTCTAAACCGCTATTTGTAGTGTTTCCAAGAAGTCTTGGTCCTAAAGTTGAAAAAATAAAAATTTCATTATCATCTATTAGTCCTATCTGAGTTAATTCTTCTATACTTACATTACCGCTATCCAGCTCATCTTGTAAAGCAATTTGTGCTTCACATGCCTTTAGAGCATTATCTGCTCTATTTAAGTTTGTTGATATTCCTCCTACTACTACTGAGGGTGTATCCAGTACTACCTCTATTGATTTAATAATTTCATCTATCTGCTTTATAAATTCTTTAAGTAAGTGCATTATATCTGCATACTTAGTTGTAATATTTATAGGTATACCAAATCCCGGAGGGACTGATTGAGGTATAGGTAGTGAAAGTATAATTTTTAAAGCTGCCTTGAAGCCGTTCAGTGGTCCTTTAAGTTTAGAGGGAAGTCTTTGAAATTTAGATAATCTATTATTGAGGCTGTTAATTATATTATCTAATTGCTGTTTTTGACTTCTTAGTCTTTGTACATCTCTTTTTGATGGACAGCCACTAACATTAAGTTTATTAGTTATCTGTGTAGCTTTATTTAAAACCTGAGCTGAGAGTTTACCTTGTATTTTACCTACTAATACAGCTACTACTCCTCCTAATCCACTATCTGGTATATTAACGTATGGCATTATTCTGTGTATACTTTTTTAGAGAGAAGTAATTTTAATTGTTGTTTTAATACAGGTATGTTAGGAAGTAAAGCGTTAGATGTAGCGACCATCTTAGCAACAAATGCAGGTGGGGCGGGTGGTGCTGTCGCCATTCCTTTTACTATGGTTTCAAACTGAGATATAAAATCATCTAACCAGTCAATAGAAGACTGTCCTTTAAGTACAGGTTCGTTTTCTCTAAACCCTTCTACCCCTAAGTAGATTTTTTTAGAATCCAATGCAATATACTTATCAGCATCTAATCCAATTTCTTTGGAATTGAAACCTATTTGTTCTGCAGCAGAAAGAAATATACCCTCTTCTTTTGCATTAAAAAATAACCTACCCGAATTAATTAAAACTTGATTCCCTTTAAAGGAATTAGCCTTATCTGGTTCCTCTTCTAATGCGTCTCTCTTGTCATTAGCTTGAGTTAAGTTAATAGTGTGGTCTGATGTTAAGTATATTGAGCTAGGATCTTCATCTATATTCTCTAAAACAGTATCTATTCCATCTTGAGATTCAACTTGACCGTTACGAAGTATAGTAAACGGTTTCATATTATTTGATGAATCAGTTATTTCGTTAGAATCAAATTTAGTTCCACCAAAACGTAGTGAGCTTCCATGTCTACCTTCTACAATAACATCCCCGGGGAACATCTGTAGGTTATTAACTGCAGACTGCTCTTCGAAATATTTACCTAAATCTGCATCTCCTTCTCCTTCCTGTGTAACATCCGGGTAAGCGTTATGGTGTGTGTGATTCCATATGGGTACAATATCTATCCAGTATTTATTTAGGCTTGTACCACCAAAATCTCTATTCCCTGATGAAGGTGCATTTATTATTAAAACAATTTCACTCTTTAAAGGTAGTCTTTTAAAAAAAGTAGAACCGCAGTACGCAAACTTTTTTTCAGCATCATCAGATAAGTCTGCTGCTGTAGTTACTTCTACGTACTCTACCCCATATAGTGCTTGACTCTTTCCATATGTATTGTAAAGAGGATGAAAAGCGTCTACAACTATATCGGTAACCCTTCCGTAAAGTATATTAGGAATGTTTCCGCTACTACTTCCCTTAGCTTGACTACTTCTAGAAGGAGTTAATCTTGAACCAAAGTTATAATTGATTGCCATTTACTCCTCTTCTTCTTTTTGTACTTCATCTACCTGTTGGTCAAGAGCTTCTTGCTCTTCTAGTAAATCCTGTAAGTCTGAGAAATCAAATTCACCTGTTTCTCCTTTGGCTTGTGCTGTTTCTATACGTTGAATTACCGTCGCTAATTTAATCAAATGCTCGTCATTCTTTACTCCTATCTCCATATATTCCTTTATCATAGGAACAATAAGAGTAGCGTCTCCAATGTTTTCTATTAGAGGTTTTAACTCCCCGATAAGAGCTTTAACCTGTCCTTTAGTTTCTTTAGAGTTGTCGTATATTTCACCAAAGAGGTCAGATAGAGTCTTTCCTGAAAATATTTCTTTATCTAAACTCATAATAAAAATAGTTTATAATAAATAGACTTACAAAGGATTATTAGATATTAACCCTTTATCGTAGTAAGCTTGATACTGTGTTCGAAAAAGTTCTCTTAAGGAGGTAATTACTTTTGTAAGCTGCGGAGTGTCACAGTCTGTCATTTCCCTTATATAGATATATAGTGCTTTCTTTTTAAATATTTCTAAATCGTGTCGGGTCTTAAAAATAGTTAAAACAGCATCTGCTATTTGTAGTTCATGCTCCTTTACAAAAAGTTTTTCGAGATTTTCGTAAACTTCGTTAACCCATTGATCAATAAACTTACTTAAAGGAAGTGCACCTGGAGCATCAAGATCATCTAGATCGTCTTCATATGAATCCTCAACGTCTGAGAAAGAACCAATCTGTTTAAGTTTTTTATAGTTTTTATTATTATAGTTTATTAACCAGCGTTTCACTATAGTGCCAAAATAGGAATATGCTTTTGCTCCATTAGTAGGATCAAACTTCATAATTTTCTCCTCTAGTAAAACTGATACTATCTCATGTTTTAAGTCCTCAATTTGGTCTACGTCTGTATAGTAGAATTTAAAAGTATGTATAATATTCTCTGCTAACTTATAAAAAGGTAGGTAGATATGATCTGTAAAGATCTTATTTCGGTAATCTTGATCTGTTGAAGTATTATATTTCTTTATATATTCTTCGGTCTCTGATGTAAAGTAGTTAGCTTTGGATTTCTTCCTTGCCATAATTTTCGGGGAGCATGTATCGGTTTAGCTCGTCTTGTACGTATTTCATTTGTTCAAAAAAATAACCGACCTCATCATCTGACTGGAAGACCCCTTTCTCGTCAAGGTTCTGTAGGTGCTTTTGACCTTCGCCTACGGCGTTTGATATATTTTGTAGATATCGCACCTGGTCTTGTACAACATCCTCGTATTTTTCTACTTTTTTAAGTAGGTTTCTAAGAATATAAATAAAAATAATAAGAATAACAACTAATATTCCGGAAATAATTTGATATATTAACATTATTAAAGGTTTTTTAACATATTAGTAAGACCTTCCGAAGAATTTACACGTTTTCCGGTGGAAGAACCTGTTTTCTGTGTTTTTGGAGTAGAGGATCCACCATTTCTCTTCCACATATCGTATTCTACCTTAGAGGCTAAGAAGTCTGCACTGTGAAGTACTGAGATAATAGAGGTTTTTTGTCTAGATGACTCGACATGACTAAAAAAGTATGCTTTATTAGCGTCATCGAACACACCATCATGACATCTAATAGCTAAAAACTCTTTCTGACTAACTTTTATACCAAATTTCTGTAAAATAAACAACGACCTGTCTGGAATTAACATAAAATCAAGATCAGGGTTAAAAGTATACATTTCTGATAGCTTATCTTGACGCCATTTATCTGTTTGAGGTATATAGTTTGGACGATCTCCATCACCCATCTTACCTAAATCGTGAAATAATGCGGCAAAGACTAGTTCTTCTTCGGTGTAATCTATTGTTCCACCCATCTCTTGATATAACCTTGACTGCTTCACCGCATATTCCACAACTCTATTAACATGATCAACATAGCCACCGGGAAAAGCACTATGGTACCAAGTTTTACCACTAGCAGGAGCCATTACGTAAGTATCTTCCATGTGAGAGATCATCTCTTTAATAGAATCTTTACGATCTCCTATGTAAGTGTCTATAATCTTAAGGTGCTTTTCGTAGTTTTTTTGTATTTTTTCGGCCGATAATGACATATTAGATTAATTTTATTAGTTATTTATATATATTTATATACTTATATATTATTTTTTTATATTTCTATATACTTTTATATATAATATAAATTAAGATAATGATTTTTTTTCAAAGAATCAACTATTCTACAATAAATTTTATAGAAAAGTCTTTATACTTAGTAGCCATGCCGGCTTCCCACCATATTCTTGATGAGATTTCTATAGTATCTCCTTCCATTTCCGGGGGAAAAGGGCCAACTATACGTTTACCTGAAGCTCTTTCTTCGGAATATTTTCTAAGATATACTCTAGCTCCTTGTACTACTGGGAGAATATCATGATTAAACTGCCAAGTATCCTCTGTATAAAAGTTAGCTTGAACAGAAGGTATACCGTTATACCAATACCAAGGATCGGTAATAGTAGCATCTATATCAATACTAAATCGAGGATAATGATCACCTGTCCAATCTAAATCTATATGGTAAAATCCATTTACATCAAGCTGACCCGGGATCGATAATTGAGCAGAGCAGTCATTATTAATACAAGTAGGTGTACTTACTTCTTCTTTAGTACAGGAAGTTAATAGTACTAAGCTAGAAACTAATAATAGAAATCTTTTAGTGTTAAAGTATAAGATATACGATATTGTTCCGTATATTGCACCAATGAATAAACCTTTAATAAATATAAATAACATAACCTTGATTTTATACTCAAATATAAGAAAAAAAAGTCAAGGAGACAAGCGTTTTTATAAAAGATTTTTACCGCCGCGCGAAACGCGAGAGTTTGCCCGCGGTTTATCCCCCTTATGTATGTAATATTCATGCTTCAGGTACTTAATTCCGTCGCACCCTTGTTTGCTTTTCAAGACTTTAAACCCTTTTCCAACCAATGGTATTATTGTTTTACTAAATTCTATATTACCGTTAGGGGACCAATGATTGTCAGTATACCTACCTTTTGTGTAAGTAGTAATATTTTCGTATTCCCTCCAAAGGATCGGGTGCCACACTATTACATCTTTACATAAAAAATTATAGATGTAAAGTGCTAGTTTTAAGATAGGGTAGTGTTGGTAGTGCATATACCTACTAGAATAAAGATGTTGATTATTTATCTCATCTACTAGGTAGCCTGATTGTTTGTGAAAGTCTTTACCCTGGAGTTCTTTTAATCTAGGTATATCGTAAGTCATAGTAACCCATACTTGGGACGAAAAGGTCTGGAAAGCATTTTGATTTGGGACATTATCCCATGTATGTTCAACTCGGCCACAACCGGTTAAACCTATAATGACTTGGTCGCCTTGTTCAAAAAATGGTAACTTATCTATTAAGTAAGTCAGTATCTCATTATTATTAGCTCCAGGGAGAGAGGTATTTTTTATTTCTTTTACTCCTACTTCTTTTTTTATTTGATTATACCAAGCAGAGTCTCTTTGTTGATTATCAAACAAGTCAGATCTAAATATACCTCTTCTTGAAGTATATGGTATAATCCCAAGGGGTACGCTAAAGCTATCCCCAAATACCCATAAAGTATTTATCATATTAAAACTTTTCTATTTTGTAAATAAGTGAAGTCTAAAAATTTTTTTATGACAGCACACTTTTCGTATTCTTCTAATTTTTCGTAATATACCCTTAAATGATCAAGAGCATTTTTTACACTATCTAAATCAAAAGAATCTCCTATTGTGAATTTACTATCTAGTCTATCACTTTTTATCCTAGTAAGATAGCTGTATAACCTATTGTAGTATTTGTATCTGGTTATCGCTCTTACGTTTTTATATTCTTGAGGGTATTGCTTCATATACATCATATCCATCATTTGGTAATTCTCTATACCTCTTATTACCATACCTATAAGCACAAATGGGTTTTTAAGATTACTCTCTAAACCGTGCTCTTTATAGATTTCTTCATCTCCTTGTTCGAAGATAGAAAATAATGTATGTGGGTCAAGCTTGTTCATCTTTTATAAATACCCCAAATTAGGAAGTTCATCATAAAGTTAGTTGAAAGATAGAAAGAAAAATCGTATCTTGTATAGAGAGAAGCGTTCTTAATGTAAAATGAAACAAGAGTATAAAGATTGGTTTATAGGTAATAGAGATACCGAACAAGAAGCATACAGCTGGTCAGATAGAAGTTATAAGTTTACTAACATAGAGATTAGTAGAGTTCCTTTTCATAAGGAATTAAGAGACTATATTTACTCTTTTCCTAATATAGATACAGAAGCTACTTATGATATGTACCATATACATACATGGGAAGAAGGAGATTTTTTCTATGAACATATAGATAGTAGATATAGCCGTAAGTGGGCATTTATAAGTGAGTTACAACCTTCTGATTGTAATACTAAACTAATGGTAGAAGGTAAGGAGTTTGAAGAAGGAGTTATAGGGTGTTTTGACTTACATGGTCTTCCTAAAATACAAAGAGGCACGCGGATATCTTTAACTGTATTTGGTTCGACTAAACACAAACACCTTCTTTTATAATTGTATAATTGGCTGGGCCGGGTTAGGTAGTTTACCGTAAGGATTATCTTTCATAAATGTAAGTAAAATATTTGCAAATTCAAAATGATACTCTTGATTCCAATGTCCACATTTACATCTTAGTTTAGTACGGTGATGAACCCATACGTTATCCCACCAATAAAACGGAACACCTATAGAGGTAAAGTAGCTACACCAATTAGTATAGTAATCACTATAAAACTTATTAAAAGCATCTTCATTAGGTTGAACTATATTTTCCCACCAATCTATTAAAAACATCTTAAGTTTCTTTCTATCTACATTTTTAGCATTTATAAAATGTGCTGCTGATTCAATACTAGGTAGGTTGAGACCTGTAAGAGATTCTTCACCTGTATCTTCTGTACCGTGGTAATCTTGTACATACTCATAGTCTGTGGGGTACATAATACGGAAAAGAGAAGTAGGACCTGCTATAACTATATCTCCTTTTTTAATGTACTGTAGATGTTTTGTTATGGTCGCGAATATATCTGTGAAGGTCATTATTTCTCTAGCTTTATTATTACATTTCATTTGTAATTTTTCGGCTATGATTTTTACATAAGGTTGTTCTAAGTAATTACCATCTATTGGTCCACCTACACAACAACCTCTTGTAAAACTATCTCCAAACGCCCATACAGTGCCGTTCATATAAATTTTTAATATAAATAGTATCCCCCTGTAGCACAAAAATTTTCCCGCAAAATTTCCCCGGGTATTCTTGTATAAATGACAAAAAGTTCTTATATTAAAGTATGAGTCAAAGCTTCATAATTACCGCCGTAGTTTTCATCATAGTAATGGTTACTTTCCATATAGTGAAAGATATTATTATTAGAGGACACAATATAACCCCAGATATGAGGAGTAAGATAAATAATAGATGGCTTATAAGTACGGCTATAGGACTGATACTTTTATATCTAATGTATGGAAGAGAAGGACCGTATTAAAGAATGGACTAAACTATCATGGAACTGTACATGTGGGGCATTAAATGCCGGATGGTTAGATATATGTGGTAGGTGTGGTAAATCTAAATAATATATACATATATAAATATATATTACTATATACCGAAAAATTAGCAGATATAGATTCTTAGGTAAAGCGCACCCGAGCACCTTACGAGCCCTGTAGGGAACAATACCGGCAGTGTTATGGCAAGGTGACAGCAGAGTGATGTAAAATTGACACCACCCCACCATCAAATTTATTCCGGAAGGAGCATGGTGCATTGGGTAAGGTCTAGCCTATAGGTGGTACGTTGACTCATCATATCATATGAATATAGCGCCAAAGAGGTCTTACCAACCTTACTAACATTCATACCTCTAAAGCCTTTATCCCAGACACTATATGTTATTCCATCTTTAAAGTCCTTATAGGCTCTTATGGCATATGTATCGCCTTTATATACAATACTAACAGACTCTCCATCTGATAGGCCGTTAATAGCTTTAAGGAGGGTACTGGCTTTCTTTACTTTTACTGAATACTTCATATCTTTTACTAATTAATTACATCTAAATATATGAATATTCTTTCTAACTACCAACCCATCCCCCATTTATTTCCCCCTATCTGATTGACAAATGTAAGGAGTTTATATGGATCTGATTACACATTTTCCCATTTGCCTATATAAGCGGCTTACTATTTGT